GGCATCCCAACGACCAGCCCAGTGCAGGGACGTGTCTCTCGCACCACACAGGTGGACAGCCGGTACCCAATAATCGCAGCTACCAACGGTGAGACGGGCAACTTGAACTTTCAGGGCAACAACGCTAGAAACGTCGGCGGCTCCCAGGGTGCAACTTATCACACGGCCCAGATCATGGTGACATCGACCATGCTACAGCAACAGACAGCTGGCGATTTTTACAGCGCCGTAGGGCGAGTGACTCACCATCTGATTCTGGTTGAATCGTACGGTCCGGGCTATACTAGCCTGCTGAACACCCGCGCCGATGTCAAGGCCGTCATGGGGCTCACCGGACCAGTGGACTTTAAGGCACTCTTCAACAGACAGTTGGCTGCATTCAACATAGTCTACATGGATCCCAAGAAGTTCGCTGACACAGTGGCAAAGCGCGCTGCCAAGTTGGCCAAGATCTCCCGTATTCGAAGCATGCGACAGGCGCTCTCCTCCGCATCCCGCGTCACCCGAGCGAATGGACAAGCCACCGCTGAGCCTTGCTGGACTGACCGCGCTCCACCCACTCTCGAGGTCTTGCTCAATAAGGAGACCTACGTCATGGAGCCGAGTTACAAGCCCATTGAGCGTCAAGAGCCCAGATCAATTGAGCGCACGCACCTGCCAAGAGCCGATCCTGCCAGAATCTTGGACCAGGCCTTGGATGGCTTGACCTACCGGGAACAACGCGAGGTTTTGACCGACGCCGGAATGACCAGTTGCTTCACCGAGAGGCACAACCCTTCCGGAATGCCAACGGAACAATTGTTCCCGAATCAGCGTGGCACCGACCCAATTCTTTTCCCAGTCACAATCAAGAAGCGGCTCTCTCCTGGCTCCGTTGACGACAACCTTGAGGACCTCCACAGCTCCGATTGGAAGGCGCAAATCCTGTTCGACCATCTGGCTGACTACTTGGGCTTTCAAAAGTTCCCCGAGAGACTTGACGTGGAGCTGTTCGAGCAATGCATCTTCGAGACTGAGTTCCGCAAGTTGACAACCAAGACTCAGCAAACCTTGCTGAACAACACCAAGCGTGGGGACCCGTTGTGGAAGCTCAATTTCGTCGATCACTTTGTCAAGTCGCAGCTGAAAGCCAAGCTCGAGACTCTGGGCAAACCAGCCAAGGCCGGGCAAAGTTTGGCCACCTGCCACGACGCTGTCATCCTGCTTTTTGGTCCAATGGTGCGCTACCTTCGCTGCAAAGTCATGCATAAGTTTCCCGCTGAGCTGTATTGCAACTGTGAGAAGACGGCCGACGACTTTGACCTGTGGGCCCGCGAGCACTGGGTTGATCGGGAGAGTACTGAAAGCGACCTGGAGAATTTTGACTCCACCCAGCGCGGCGACAGTTTGGGAATCGAGCTGAAGCTGATGTGTCAGTTCGGACTCGACAGAGCGCATATTGCCCTGTTTGACCAGTTCATGGGCGCTTGCCGCACTCTGCCCGAGCTGTACCTATTCTGGAAGACTCACATCATCTCCTCCGTTATCGGGCTCAAGCAAACCGGCCGTGATACCGGTGAGCCAGGCACGTACGACTTCAACACCTACTATAACCTGGCCTTGACTATCCTCATGTACAATTTACCCCGAGGAGTCCCGTTGGCCGTGGGTGGCGATGATATGAGCGCCAACAGGCGTTTGGTGCTTTCTCCCCTCTGGCTCCGCATCCGAAGGCACTTCCTGACAGTTGCCAAGGTGGAGTACACAATCAGGCCCAGTTTCTGCGGGTATTACGTCACTTCACACGGGGCGTACCGCAATCCTAGGCTCTTGGCGCTTAAGACCATGTACCACCTTGACCAAGGCACCCAGCACCTCGTGGATTTGTCTTACGCCGGTGAGGCTTACAGTGCGTACAGGCTTGGTGACAAGCTTGTAGAGCTGTGCTCATGGACAGAGCTGGAGTGCCTGGGATGGCTGATTGAGTACTATCACCAGACATACCACTGGGCGCAGTCCATATTCGGCTCGGAGGTTGATCCAGTCAGTTTGGCTCTATTGCTGCTCGGAACTGGCAGCCAGCTACGCCAGATGGATGTGGACTCCTTGGAGTTCTCAAAGGGTCAGCGGCGTGCACTTGGTCGAGTTTTCCGGTTTCAGGTGTCGGTTTTGAAGGTTTTGGGCTGTGAGACGTTTGAGCAGGTGGAGGAGCAATTTTCAATTCATTAATTAATTTGATATTTCTTTCATAGGGGTGTTTATAAGGGTTTATGGTTAAATGCAAAAGGTTTATTTGATTGTTTATTTATGTTTGATGTTAGTATCGAATTAGGAGAACTATCACGCAATGACAGAGCAACAACAACAACAGCTTTCATCGATCGTAGCCTCATCTGCTCCCCAGGTGTCGGCGAGCCAGCAGAGCACCCACTCAGTCTCCTCGCAGTTGCTGGGCCAGACTTTCAACCCACTGCAGAGGCGCTTCAATCTG